CTTTGCATATTACAGTCATAGCCCCACCAGGGAAAACCATCCGGGAAACCTTCGCGGTCGTCCGGCGTGCGCGCTACTGCCACCACCTCCTTATCTCGAATCTCCTTTAAACGGGAGAGACAGGTTCGGAGAGTGGCCTTCATCGGATTCACAGATGGCCACAAGGCTACTAAATCGCCCCAATGAGGCCGCGGATTGTGAGATTTTAATCTCGTAGTTTGCGGACCCATCATTAGGGTTAGATTCTTCGCCTGAAATGCAGCCATCTGCTCCACAAGATCAGGGGACTTACAGTCCAAGGAAACCCAATTGGGGAACTTCTCGAGGAATGAGTTAAAAGACTCTAAACTCCAGAAGACCCGAAAGTGTTCCTTGAACGAAGCCCTTGCCTCATTAAGAGCAAGAGTCCGCCAAGCATCTCCCAATGTCTCACGAAGGGCCGTTCCCATAAGGAACGCGTCCGACGCACAGGCATGGTGAGATAGGTAGACAGCAATCGCACGTCTAACGAATCTGGGAGCAACCCTCGTTAATGGTGTGTCCAGTCCTCTAGGTAAGGGGTAACCCAAACCTCCGAACTCAATCGGAAGGTAAGGGTAAAACCCAAACTTTCGAGAAGGCTTCTCAATTGCCCAAAGTGTTTGAAAGACCGCGTAAAGTCGGTCAATCGACGCCCCTTGAGACAAGAGAGATCGGGCGACAAACCCGATAGCAAGCCCGTCTGGCATACCCTCCTTCACGCCACTCTCGACTCTTGTATGATCGGTCGAAGGTTCTACCATGCCCCGAAGGGGGAGTAGATCCAAAACGACCAACGACTTGAGTCTCGGGAGACGTTCGGCGATGGGAGTATGCATTAACGAAGACGGCTCCGGTCCGAGATCCTTTTCATCCCGATCTACTCGAAATGTCAATTCGACGAAAACACCTCCGTACAAAGAATGGAAGTGTTTGCCTTCCGAAAAGGCAGCACCACATTGCTTTGCGAGGGATTCGTAGCGCTCAATGACCCCAAAGGGCCAAATTGCAGCTAGGTCATCCCCACAAATAACAAAGGGGCACCTAACGGATCGACAGAACGGGAGTCGGTGGAACTCACGGATAGCCTCTGTACACCAGAACAGTTGTGCTAGGCACAAAATGCTCCAGGTAAGAGGCAAACCCATGAGAATTCCAGAGACCTGCCGAACGATCTCACCATCCGGATACTTGACGTCAGCGTCGCCCACTGAAAGGCGACACGCGGCATCAAGCCAAGATGGCCAGACCCCAGCGTCGATTAGACCCTCGAGAATGGCGCAAGCCAACTCTCGGGGAATCCGGTCAGACGCTGCCTTGAGATCGGCAGAAAGGACTCGGCCGAAGGGTCCACAATTGGTGCCGATTCCCTCAATACCGACCTTAGTCTCCGCAAGGAGTACCGGTCGAATACTGGGATCACGGCGGATGCCACGGAAAAGGTGCTTTCGTGCTACATTGCACAAAGAAACCAGACAAGCTGGCGACTTTGTCACAACACGGCATTTCCACCCCCTCTCCGGGACGACCTCCACGCCGTGGAGGACGTTTTCTAGAGATGAGAGTTCTGCCAACAGACGTTCCCTTAGGTTCGTCTGGGATTTGACATATTCCCATTCCATAAGCATCACAGTTGCGGGCCTTTCCGGCTCTTCTACTGGTGGGGAGGTTGCTGCCCATTCGGACAACACACCTGAAAGGCCTCCATTACGCCGAGACCTTTCCAAGCATGCTGAAGTGGACATACCTATCTCGATAACTGGACCTCGACGGCGACAATACCGTTGAGCCCAGCGTCTCGAGAAGGTACGGGCCTTGTCCGCCAATCCAGGCGGCAAGGACACCTTGGTCGTAAGATTCGTCTTATGCTCCAAGAGTGCTTGGTCACGCACCCTTGTGTCACCTCGCGGCAGGGACCTACCTAAGTAGGCCAGCTGCAGCCAGGAGGCATGATCGGAACAAAGCCAACCAAACCACTTCACCCATGGTTGAGGGCGGGCAGGAAGGTTGCTAACCTGAAGACCAAAGGCCCTGGCAAATCTAGAGAGATCCTTGAGTTGTGAGCAAACACTCCCAACTCCGGACCTCGAAGATTGCCAGAGAACTCTTTGTATCAGGAGTTGCAACCGGAAAGCATCCTGCCTTTCCTCAGCAACCTCCAGATTGAATCTAGCAGGTCTCTTACGGATCGCAGAATAGACTGCGAGAATAGAACGGACAATAGCCCGAACTGTCTCCCAGTGATCCTGCACATACCGTAAGTCCTTACTAGAGAACTTTCTAGCTATGACTAATAAACAGCGGCCCGAGGTGCCGGCTCCGAAGAGTCCTAACAACTCGGAGGGTCGATGCCTCGAACGACAACCGCAGAAAAGTGGAATCGGCGACCAACGCCGAGCTTTCCGCTGTCTGTCATTCAGTGACA